CAATATCTACACGCCCGTAAATATCTGAAATACCTCCGGGCCTGATAACCCAGTCAGGCGTACCAGCATAAAGGGTGATATTGCCCGAGCTATCAATGCGCGCTTGCTCAGTTCCTTCGGTCGTAAATTGAACTCGACCATCACTGCCGGTATCAATAACCTCAACAGAAGTGTTGCCCTCTTCAATTTTGTCGCCACCACCACCGGCAGCGTCTTGCCATGTTGGTGCGCTACTAGAACCATTGCTAGTCAGGACTTGACCGCTGGTTCCGTAGTTGGCACCACCAAGACCGATTTGACCGGCTGATCCGATGCGCATCCGCTCTGTTGCGCCGCCTGCAAAAAATACAAGACCGTTCTCTTGACCACTAATTGCACCACGAATAGTTGATGCATCTGATGCGTACCAATACAGCCTGCCCTCTTCAGTACCTGTGCCTGCATTGATGATTTGAATGGAGTTACGATTACCATCCGCCTTAACTGTTAAAGGCATCGCAGGTGAGGTGGTTCCAATGCCAACCAGCCCCGAGCTGTCGATACGCATCCGCTCGGCGGCGTTGACATTAACACGCAATGAATTGTCAACATGGCTGTAAACAAAACCAGCAACGTCGGAGTCAGCTGAATCAGCAAAAATTAAATACCCGCCTGTACTAGACTTGACTGTAAGACCATGGCTTGCGCTGCCAGTTGATCCGATCTGTAAATCATCGGCTTCTGCTGCAGCAAAAGATGCGCTATCGCCTATCAGAACACGCCCCGAGCTGTCAACAACAACGCGCTGCGTGCCGCCAGTAGCAACTGAAATCTCATCAGCTGCACTGAAATACAAACCAGTGTTCGTATCGGTGCCGCTATAGAAACTTGGAGCGGATGCACTGCCAGCAGGGAACTTAACCTTGCCGTCTGCGTTAATAACACCAGTAACGGTCAGCGTTGAATCAAGCGTTGCCGCTCCAGTGACGTCCAGCGTTCCAGGAAGATCGAGATCGTCGGTAAACTCAACCCCGGTGCCAAGTGAATCAGTCTGCAGCACTTGACGTGCAGAACCATTCCCAAGCTTGCTAACTGCAATCTCTGCACTGGCGCTAATGTCTGCGTTGGCAATCGTGCCATCGAGAATCATCGTGCTGGTGACTGTTCCCGTATCTCCAGTGCTGACAAGGTTGCCGCTATTATCAGGCAGCGTCAAAGTGTTATCAGCCGTTGGGTCCGTAACTGTCAGCGTCGTTTCGTAGTCGTTCTCAGTTGCACCCTCAAAGACAACATTGGCGTTATTCAGCGTCAGATCGCCGGTCATCGTGTCGCCAGCCTTGGCAACCTTCTCGTTATCAACTTCAGCGATTGCACTCTGAACATTGGTCGAAGCAAGGTTCCCCGTTGCCGTAAAACCAACGTTTGATGCAATCTGCGCCGTGATCGTCTCTGACGTTTCAATCAGGACGTAGCTGGTGCCGTTAGACAGAATGATGTCGGGCGGCTCAAGGGCTACTGCTGGCGCTGGTGCTGAACCCGTTCCACTCTGAGAAACAACAACGTAATAACGGTTGTTTCCGGTGCCAGCAGAAGGCAGTGATGCACCATTGGTGAAGCCAGCAGCTGAACCGTCAGCAGTTACGGAATCCAGCAGGTTCGTGCTTGCGTCATACGTTCCAGCGAGAACAATCTCACCTGCGCTAATGCCAATGGGCTGGAAAACGTTTCCATCCCACATGAACAGGTCGCGGGTGATGGGATTGAAGAACAGCTGCGAAACGTACTCAGCTGTTGGCGTTGTCTGGCTGATTTGAGCAACGGCATAATCCTTCAGCTTTGTGCCTGAGACAGCTGCCGAACCAATCCGCTCTTCGGGAAATGTTCCAGTCGTAATCTTTGCAGTATCAAGGTCAGGAATATCAGAAGCGGCAAGTGCTTCAGTTGCAGTGATGTGACCCTGAGCGTCAAAAGTAACCTTGGCGGCAGTTGCACCAGTGATTGAATTGCTGTGGCTAATCTCACCAGCGGCATCAACACCCAAGCCAGAACCAGGCTTGACAACACCAACAGTGGTTGAGGTTGCAACTGGAACGTCAGCAGCAGCAATTACGCGACCGCCAGTCACCAAACCATTGGCGTCATACTGAACGATGTGGTGATCAGTCGCTTCAGCCGTAACGGTGTTATCAATGGTGAGCGTGTCACCAGACATGACAAGGCCATTGCCGTTGACGATCACACCACCTTTTGCGGTGGTAGATGCAGTTGGAAGGTCAGTGCCAACAAGTGCGCGATAACCAACCGTTCCACCAGCACCAGTAGGACCACCGAGGAACTGTGCAGCTGCAGTGGTGTCATCCAGCGTTGCGCTGATCGTTACGGTGTCACCGCTGGTAGAAGCAACAATGTTGATCTCACCAGTCGTGCTGCCGTTGACGACATTGACTGAACCAGCGCCTTTAACGCTTGTCCAAGCTGACCCTGACCACACATAGACTTTTGAATCGTCAGTGTCTAAAGCGACCTGACCAACGAAATCGCCAGACGCAGGCAGCGTTGACACCAGCGTCACGCTGGAGTTATCAGCCAACTTGGCTGCCGTCACAGCCGAATCATTGATCTTCGCAGTTTCGATCGCAGACGCCGCTAGCTCTGCAGTGTCAATCGCTCCAGCAGCAAACAGAATCTTGGCGCTGGGGATGGTTGCGTCAGAAATGACTGTGACGCCGTTTGCGATTAGATCGCCAACCGTCAGCTTCTTAGTTTCACTGGCGCTGTCGTCAACAACAGCAACCACGTCTGCTGCGACTAGATCAGCCCCAGCAAGGCTGTTAAGTTCGCTGATCTTAAGGTCAGCCATGAAACCCTACGCATGAACCACGATGGGTTCATCATAGAGCCGCAATCATGCCTGTTCCAGAGCAATTGCGTCGTCGTCGCTCTGCTCAGTAATGAGTTCGCTGTTGTCTTCCTGAAGCAGCTTGCTAGGCACTTCAAGATTCATACGGATCTCAATGTTGCTTGTAGTTACAAAATCGGCAGCAACTTGCACTAATTCGCTGGTTGTAAATTGCACGGCACAAGCTGTAAGCACTCCGTCAAATTCATACCAAATCGCATCATTACTTGCGTCTGTATGACCGGCAGGGTTATAGCCATTAGTTTTAAGATAAAAACGCCCCTTGAAAGTACTCCCAACCTTTGTGCGCAAGACCAGCTCTAGCAAGTAATTTGGCAGCTCTTTCGACGTGTCTCCTGTGTATTCCCATTCACAAGTCATGCGGCCTGAGCCGGACATTAAAGTCCCAATTCGATTGCGAAACTCGTCAGACAACGCCGTAACGTCAACTGTTTCGCGCTCCGTGTTCAGCTCATAGCTCTGAACTCTGCCAAGAACCCGATACTTAGTATTTTCAACAACAACCCTGATCGGAATGTTGCTTGCAGGCGTTGCAAGGGCAATCGCGTTAGTCGTTCCACCAGCGACGGCATGGGCAAAAGTGTCATAAAGACGGATGCCGTCTAGCTCGTCAACGTAAATAAACTTTTTAATGCTGGTTTTTGTATAGCTGTCAATAAAGTCAAGAGCTGAACCGTCAGTGCTCGTAATTTCGATTTGATCGCCTGTCAGCAGCTGACCATGATCAAAATCAAAACTAAACCGCTTGCCTGTTGCGTTGACATCTGAAGGGTTAATTGTTGACCGCAAATCACTGCCGTCAAACTCGCGCTTGAGTTCAACTTCCCCAAAGTTGCCTAGATAAACGCTCATGAGATCGTGACCGTAGACAGCGCCCCAGTTCCTTGGAATGAAATCTCAGCCCGCACGATGTCACCAGTTGAAGCACCAATAGATGCGCTGGTGATATATGCCGTCAACTTGATGTCATTGTTGTCTGCTCCATCAACCCAACGAAAAGTCAGCTCAACAGTGTCAGAGCTGCTAACGCCTGCCGTGCCGGTCTTGTAAAGCTTGTTCAGCAGGTCAGTTGTATTGATGTTGTTGCTGTTGTCCTTGTAATACAGCAACGTCGCACTGCCGCTATAGCCCGAGATGCCAGGCGTATAGCTGCGGATGTTTTCGCTCAACGTCGTGGTTTCGAGCGTTTCGAGATTGGCTTGCAGCGAAAAACTCACGACCTTGGCAAGGGTCGTCCCAGCAAGCTGCATCACGCCATCTCTGCCGGTGTAAACCTTTGCCATTACGCCACCGCTCGCAATGACACTGTAACGCTGCTAATACCCGGACGCACTGCCTGCACTTGCGGCTCAGCGTCATAACGCCACTTCGTGCCGGATGGAGCATCTAACTTCGATGCCGTTCCAGACCAACCTTCAAAAACCGCTGATGGCAGCGTAAATGTGCGAAATGTGCCCAGCTGAGCGTTGTAATCGTCTAAGAACGATTCAGCATTGGCGTCTGTCACGTTGGCAAAAGACAAGCTCAGCACAGCGTTGACGCGCCGTGATCCATACAGGATTCGAACTTCCGCTCCAGACTGTGCGTTGAACTTCTTATTGGGAAAATCCCCTGGCGTGAACTGACGGCCTGTTGGCGTCAACGACGGAAAAGCCATCACTCAAGAATCGTAAAGTTGGATTCGGTAAGCACGTCCTTAGCCACGATGCTAACGCCAGACGCATCAGTGGGCACTTCGACAGCACTGATGGACACCAAGCCATCCTCTTCCAAGGTCAGCTGCTCAATCTGATAAACGCTGTAATCCGTGCTGCCGCTCAGCAATGTGAACAGCGAACCGTGATATTTCGAGTCACTGATTTGATTGCTTGAAATCGTTAGCTGCGTTTCAACCACCTCTTCTGTTGTCGGGTTGTAGATCAAAGCGTCATAGGTCCCATCCGCAACACTTGTGACGCTGACCAGCGTTCCAGCATCCGTAATGGCGCCATTGGCCGCTGAGCTGTAGGTGCTCGCTTCTGTAATCACCCGGATGTACGAACCAGGCTGAACACCTAAAGCGTCTGGAACGGTCTTGAAGCTGACGGTCTTTGTGACACGACGACGTGTACTGAGAAGGAATCGTGCTGTACGCAAAGCCTGCTCACGGTTGGTGCAGAACTCAGTCAGATCAAATGCCTGCTCAGTTGTTGATTGCTTGCTAACAGCCAGATCTGCCCAATACAGCAAGGCAGAGGCCTGATACGGCAGATTGTTTTCTACCGGGACGCGCCAGGTGACAAGGGCTCGAATGTTTGCACGCTGCGAAACGTCGATGTACTGCAACTGCAATGAGCCTTCGATGATGTTGCCAGCCGTGAAGATCTGTTGAACCTGAATCGGCTGCAAGCTGATCTCATGATTGTTTGGATCAAATGGCAATGCAGGCTGCATCCCAAAGCGACCGTTCTTGATCGTGAACGTGCAAAGCTGCAGAGGTGCAGTGTCATAGATGAAGTTGCGGAAGCTTTCGCTGTCCTCAAGCACACCGTCATAAAAGATCTTGTTGGCCCGCAAGAATTTGGCGGTTGTCCTCAAAGAGTCCTTGTCGATCAGCTCTGCCGGTACAACGTTACCGACGCCTTGAGTCTTATTTGACAACAGATAATGGACAAGATCGGCAAACAAGTTGCTGGGCTTATTGTCGCCTTCGATCAAACGCTCAACAGGAATGCCAGTCTCTGCCCAGAGACGCATTTGACTGAGTCCAGCAAGTTCACCGCTTGACTTAACAGCAAATCCAATGGTGGACATGCCATCGTATTCAGCTGGGTTTACATTGCTGATGTATTCATTAACGTAAACTACTTCGTGCTCGGGGCCAGAATCATTTGATTTAGTGATTTCTGTGTAATGGCTGCAATCTGAAACCTGCGAGTTAAGCTCAAAAGTACGATCGCCTTTTTGGACATTAGAGGGACTGCCTGCCTGAACAGACGCAACAACTAAGCTGAAGGTAACGTTGTTGTACTTAGGGCCAAGGCCGCGAGCGTAATCGCGGAAATCATTGTTACTTGATACGTTTCTTGTAACGTTAAACGTTTCGCCAACCGAAAAGTTTCCTTTTGAATCCGCAACTGTTATGTTAATATTTTGCCAAATATAAGGGTTGTAACCGTTGGCGGCCAAATAGTTTTTGCCAATAGTGACTCCCAGTACGCCTTTGACAGACGTTGAAGATACCCTGATGGTGATAGTCCTGCCCCCGCCAAGATCAATCTGCCGCGTTTTGCTTTTATTTCCACCTGGACTGTTTCTTGCATAACCCAAAAACTCTTTAGCCCAGGCTTGTCTAATTAAGTGGGGATTGCCGCTATCTGAAAAGACATTGGCAATTGAGAGTGAAGTTGGTTTTGTCGAGGGAGTGCTTGTTGTAACTGCTCCTGGCTTCGTTTGCAGTTCGTCATTTAGACGCAGCTCGCTAATAAAGACTTTTCTGCCCTGCGTTGTAATCCTAAAATCACCATATGCAGTCGAATAATCTTCATAAACACCCGCTCCCGTGTAAGGAACGCCTTCAGACGAATCCAAGACAATCGCAGTATTTGTGTCGATACTATTGATTGCAACATCCGAACCAGTGCGGGGAATTAGACGGTACTCATAGAATCCTGAAACCCTTGGCCGGATTCTCAGATAATTGTTTTGCGTGATTGGTGCGCTGCCTTGCACGCAAAACAACTGCGGGATTCGCACCCAAGTGTTTTGGTTCTGCCCATACTCCTTGACGGGCCGAACCCACAAAGAAAAGCAAGATGTTCGCTTGAAGTATTTATCAATCCGCCCAGTCTCAAGAACAACATCGTCTTGATCAAGGTTCAGCAGTTTTTGAGGAGAAGGGATTGAATTGAAGTTGCAAAGGCCCGAAGCTCGATTCCAGACCTGACTCCTGATGCCTAACTCAATAACCTCTGCATCTCTGCGAACAGGTCGAATCGTCGCGATATTTTGACGACAGATATTGAAAAACGCCGCTCCACAATGCTTGTTCGGGTTGAAGTCCTTGCCTTCGTAACCACCCAACGGCTCCTCAACAGTTCTCCTGCCTGGGATTCCTAAAGTTGCAACACCAAGTAGAGCAACGCATTCAAAAGTGATAAACAGCTGTTCGCCAGCCACATCGCGCTTGGTAACAATCCAACTGCTTGCGCCAATAATCCATTTCGTTCCAATAGCAAGCAGATTAGAAGCCCTTTCACGCCAGCTCTTTGCTTGGGCAATTAGATCTTGAAGGTTGACCTCTGTTCCTTCAAAATCACTCTTTTCAAAATCTTTCCAAGCTTTGTCGCGATTGTCGATCTCAAACTCTGCTGTATCTCCAACAGCTACATTGACAATAGTTCTGTTTTCATAGCTCGTTCCGTTGTGCCTAATGAAGCCCATGTGGCGTGAATACGCCCTGCCGACGCCAGGCTGACCAGCTTCTTCGTTAGAGATGTGCAATACGTCAGCTAACGATCCAGCAATCTTTCGCCGTTGTGCCTGCGTTTGGAATCGTGCTTCTTTATTATCTTCGCCTTTGGTAGTTGCAAATGGAGCACTGACGATTTGCCAGTTAAACCGATATGCGCTGCCGTTGTGGATTGGCGTTGACGTTCCAAACGTTGTATCTCCGCTTGGCGTGTAAGCCATGGAGAAATCATTGCTGAACTGACCGTTATTCGTTGGTGAGGTGAAAACGCGTCGTCCCACCGTGCCAGTTGCCCCAGCGCCTTGAGTGCCATACAACAAGGTTGCAGGACGATTGTTGCCTTGTTTCGACGACCAGTAAAACGCAAAATCTCTGTTGCCAAGCGCATTCAACGCTTGCGTACCAATCAGGATTCCACCCAGATCAGGCTCATCAATTCCATACTCACCAGCCACGTAAACGCCTTCATACGCTTGATAAGTGCCGTACGCATACAAGCGAGACCAGACCAACGCTGGCACAAGAATCAAACCACCAGTTAGAACGCCATCCGCTCCAGTGCCGCGCTTGCCGAACGGAATAGGAATAGGTTGATTTAACGAAGCAAGGCTGGGTGCATTGTCAAAACTGGTTGTTTGATTAAAACGACTAGGGCCGATCTGATCAGCAAGTTTTTTGCTCTTAATCTTGTCTGTTTCGAGCGATGGCGCTTTTGGTGCCAGCAAAAGACTGACTGCTGTCAGAGCTACGCCAATCGCAAGATTTGTAAGAACAATCGTTGTCGTGCTTTTTGCGGTTGCGCCAATAACAGCTGCGCCTAAAGGAACTGCAGCGGCTTGTATGTCAGGAATACCTGCATACTCGGCAGGGCGCACATACGCCCTCTGCATTGCATAACGTACAAACTTTTTATACTCTTCTTCACTGCAATCAAGTGCAGCAATTAACGATTTCTCGTACGGTAAGAGCGGCGGATCGTAAGATTGCCCACCGGCTTCCAGTCCACTGCGGAAACGTACGGATTGATGAAGAGGACGCCACTCTGCCATAAGACTCCGAAGGCCAGCGGCCTAACGTCCAGCAATGCTATGTCGCCATCATAACTAGGACGATCAAGCCGCTCACAATAATGATTCAGCTCCTTCAACACCTCTCGGGGCGTCATTTCGTACCAGGCTTCCTTAACGCCTGGGTTGGCGATGCCAAGCTCATCCAATGCGTCAATCACCAGATGGATGCAATCATCCTTGCCGTAGCTGTACTTTCGCCCGATCAGGTCACTACACATTGACCTGCGCGGTAAATGGAATGTTGCCAACCTGCTGCCGATACAACCGACGCCCTGGGACATTAGCTTGCACAGCATCCAATACAGAGTTCAGCTGGACCTGGATTGATGTTTCGTCCCAGCCTCCAGAGGAACAAGCTCCGAAGTATTCATACAGCGTTTTGTCAACGGCATAAGTTGAAGAGTTCCAAAGCACAGTCGTAACCTTGGCAACGTAGGTATTATCCAAGGCTTCAACAACAAAGTTTCTAGTGATTTCTGTGTTGGCAAACTGCAGCGTTGCATCAAGATTGTCACCTGACAATGACGCCACCGCTCCACCAAACGCAAATGGCAGAAACGAGTAGCCGCCAACGCTTTGGCCTACTGCATAGTTCTGAAAGCGGTATTGGGTCAGGTTGCCGGTAGGACCAACGTCGATGAGGTGCCCGTAATTAAATTCCATCAGACGGCCAACCTCCTACGGGTAGCGGATGAGTTTTGCAGTGACCTCATGGCGCGGCGTTCGCCTTCAGTGGCACCTTGTCGTGCTGCTTGTTGCAAGCCAACTTGGAACTGCTCAGCGGTGACGTAATCAACGCTGTTAATCCGCTCAACGTTATATCTCACATCAATAGCGCCTGAACCACCAATGCCGCCAAACCCTGCAGCAGCCGCCTCGGTTGCAGCTGCAGCGCCTGTTGTGCCACCACGTCTTGAATAACGGCCCATGGCTGCACGCATACCAGCCTCACCCGTGACTTGCACACCCAGCTGACCATCAGCGCCACGTTGCAATGGCAGCACTGCTTCAGGGCCAGCCTCACCCATCAACGCCCTTGTAGGGCGGCTAATGATGCCACCGTTGGCGTAAGGGACAATGCCGTTTTGAGCAAACACATTGCCACGCGCACTAGGAAAAATCGAGCCGACCGCAGTCTTCATTCCAAACTGCAAAAACATGCTGCCAAGCTGCTTGAGGATGCCTGACAACGATTCGCCAAGGGTTTTGGTTCCCTCAATTAAACCTGTGATGGCATTCGCCAAACCAGTTGCAACAGTGTCTTTGATCGACGCAAACAGCTGCTCTGTTTCGCTGGTTTGATTGTTTAGTTCTTTTTGCTGATCAATTCTGTCCTGAATCTCAGCATTTCCACGAGCTAACGATTCGACATGCGCAGCAAGTTCAGGCGTTAGCCCTTTTGTCATTTTCTCAATCTGAATATCTAATTGAACCTCTTCTCGCTTGCCTTCCAGAGTTGCATTTAATAGACGATTTTCTTCCTTTAATGCGCCAAGCATCTCTAAAACTTCACCAGTTCTTCCAAGACCTCTGCCTAAAGCGCCAAGCGCAGCACTTTTGCCTTTACCTTTACTGCCGCCTGTCGCAGAATCTGGCAAATCAATAAGATCAAGCCCTGCACGACCACCGCCATAATTCGTTGGAGCTTCTATGCGACCAAGAATCAAATCCATGATTTCTTTATTTGATCCAAATCTTTGACCCGCTCCAGTACCAAAATCTTTAAAGGCCTCAATAGCCTCTCCAAATCTTCCAAGGCTAATTGCACCAAGAGCTGTCGCAGCAGTCTTTATCACCTGAACAATTTCAGTGACAAGCATTGCGGTCGCTGCCAATGAAACAGCAAGAGCTTTTAGTGATACATCTATTGCCGTAAAAAAGCCAGTAAAATCGTTCTCTGCGCTTAGCATTACAGAGAATGCTTCGATAATTGAGTTGAGAGTGGGCAGCAAGGCGTCTGCAAGTTGCGCCCTAAACCCATCGAATTGAATCTGAAGCGTAGTTATTTTGTCGTTAAAAAGCTCTGCATTTTGCGCAAAGTTCTCGCTGGTTTCGTAGTTGAAACGCTCAAGCGCCTCAGTGCCACCGTTCAGCAACGTGATCAGCTTTGATCCAGAACGTCCAAAGATGTCCATTGCCACAGCAGCCTTTTCAGGCCCGTTAGGCAAATCCTTGAACTTGTCAGCAATTTCGCCTAGTAACTGATCAGAAGGCTTCAAACTGCCGTCTGCTTTCTTAACACTTAACCCCAGTTTTGCGTAAGCCTCTGAATAAGTCGCAACACCATCAGCAGCCTCAGCCTGGGTCCGCGCCAACGTGCGAAGACCTGTCTCAAGATCGCTTTGGCTAACGTCAGCCAGCTTGCCTGCGTTGGCAAATGCCTGCAGCTTGTCGGCCGCAATACCTGTTCTGGTGCTGAGCTTGCCAAACGCATCAGCTGAATCAATCGCACCTTTGACAAAGGCGCTAAAACCAGCAACCGCAGCAGCAGCAAACAACGCTTTAAAAGCATTGCCGACACCACGCACGGCCATGCCAAGGTTCTTGGCTTTGCCCTCAACCCCCTGCATGGAGTTGCCGAGGCGCTTGATGTTGTTCTCGCCCTTAGTCTTTGCGTCGATTAACAGCCCAAACTTGGCAGCCATTTACTTGCTCTCCTTATTCAAGATTTTGACTGCCGCAGCCTCCATGACCTGCAAATCTTCAAGCACGGTCGGCTGGTCCTCGACTTCGTAAAGTCTAAACACTGCGAGAACAGCTGTATAGTCCAACCCGCAAACGCCTGCTGACGTTGTCCGCCATTGGGTTTGGCAACGCAGGAACATCTCAACAGCAGGCCAGTTGTCAGGCCAAACCTCAAAATCCTTTGGCGCTTCAGGCTCAGGCAGTGCCAAGCCAAATGCCTTGGCATCAGCCATCAGCTGCGACTTATCGTCAGGGCCGCTGAATAGATAGTCAACGGCCTCCTCTAGTTTTTTCGCTTAGCTCCCTGCTTGCTTTCCAGATAAGCGCCAGCGATAGCACTAGCCATCATCGGCACATCAAGCAGCTCATCACGCTTGGTGATGCTGTAAGGCAGCTCTTTGCCGTCCTCATCCTCAACGCCTGCCCAGCCTGACATCACCTCACGGGCAATCTCAACATCAGACAAATTGCCTTCGCCGCTCAGCTCTGCAATCTCCAGCAAGCGGCTTTGCGTGAGATCTTTGAACTCAACGTCAAAAGTGACCCGCTCGTGTTTGCCCCCATCAACAGGGACATCCACAGAAACAGGCCACTTGTAGGTGTTGGACTTTTTAAGGACGAATCCCATAAAAGAAATGATTCACCCTAAAACTAGCGCACTATGTCATCACGATCGAGTATTCATCGTTGCCTGCTGTTGTTGGAGTTGCCGTGTAGTCAACATTCAGCATCTGAATCCCATCAGAGTCTGAATAGCTAATGGCAGACAAATCAGTTTGAGGTGCGCTGAAGGTGAAAATGTTGCCAGCGGTTTGACCATGCTGGAACGTGTTGTTGCCTGTGGCGGTTCCAGTGATGGCGCTGAAGTAGTTCTTGGTTGCCATGGTCACGGCCTCAAGAACAATGCTGCCGCCAGGGCGACGGTCAGTAATTAGCACCTCTTTGGTGCCACCAACCAATTCGCGGTAAACGCTCTGGTTGCTTTGATCAAAGCTGAACGACTGCACAGCACCGGCATAGCTAAACAGTTGCTGGCTGGTGGTGTTGCCGTTCTTAAACAGCACCGGCTTGGCTTGGTTTTGATACGTCGGCGTTGCGTTTGCAACGTCAGTCGGCTCGTTATAGATGCCAAGCATCGTGAAGCTGATGGTCGGAATCTGACCGACTTCAGCAGAGATTGAGAACGAACCGCGAGCGCCAGTCACTTTCTGACGGACGCCATCCTGGAAGAAATAAATGGTGACAGAGTCAAAGCTGCTGCTAACCGGCGCATAAGTGACTGAGGTGCTGGCCACAACTGTCTCGCTGTTGCCGCAAGCTTTAAGCAGCGGACCAAAAGCAGGTGCGGTGCCGGCTGCACCAGAACCAACCATCTCAACCTCAAAAGTCACCTCAACGCGCTGTCCTGCGTGAAGCACTTCATAGTTGCCCATATAACCGCGAATCAGCTCACGCTCAACAGCGTCAGACTGGAAAGGGCTGATCTCAAGGCTGCGCACAAGAATCGCGTCTGCTGCTCCTGTTGGCGTTGGATCAGTGCCGTAGGTTGACTCTTCTTTCGCCAACAAAAGGCGTTGACTCGTTCTAAGTGCCATCGGTCAAAACCTCAGTTAGGAACAGCGAGTTGACTATCAGAACCCATAATAGTCACGGGCCTTGAGTCAGGTCAGCGAGACGAGTGCGGTAACGCACTAGATATTCAACACCAATCACACCAGCTGGCTGATCAGCGTCAACCATCTCAAAGGTTGTAGTGCTTGGCTGCACGTCGATTGCATAACCACCAAGCGTGAGATCAGCCATGATTTTGCTGTGCAGGCTCTCAACAATCGGGTCTGCAACTTCATCAGGCTTGTCGCCACGCACAATCACAGACACACGCACTGTGAGAGTCCAGTCCAGCGTCGGAAGGCTGGTGTTCTGTTCAGGTGTGTCGCTGATTGCCTCAACAACCAATGCAGGGCTTTCACCGCGCTGCAACGGCACTACACGGCTTCTGTAGATGCGTGTTCCAACGTCAGTCGTGCCGCTCAGGCTGCTGACAATGTCATCAAGAATGTTTTCGCGCAGCGTCGTCATGTCTTCTGCAGCGAGATTTCACAGAGCAGGCCATCGCCAATCAGGCGGGTCTCTCTGACGGTGTAATCGACCGAATCAACTTCAATAGCAGCTCCTGCCAGAAGCGTTCCAAAGTCAGAAGTCTTGGCGGTGATTTGGTAGTCAGTGCTGAGCACCATGTCACCAGCCAAGACTTGACTCGGCTGATCAAGCAAAACTTTCGCGGTGGTTGAACCCGACGTTGCCGACACTCCAAAAGGATTGTCGAAAAAGATGTCGAGGTCGTTACTGAGAAAGTCAGCCAGCGCCATCAGTCTTTGC